AATGGATTCCACTCGGTCGCTAAAATAGACACCCACAGTAAGGTTAAGGCTACCCAAATCCGTACTCGCTGACTGAACATCCGCGAATACCAAAGGATAGACGATTCGCTCACGGCTTGGGGTGCGAAGGTTGATGGTGTTGTCCGTTCCGATTGCAAGAGGGTCCCCCGTTCCGAAGGAGTTTACTTGCGGATGGGCATTTGCAAGCGCAAGGAGTGCTTGCTTGATTTTTATCCATGACATAGGCTTGGAGTTTCAAAATGTTTTTAGAATGTGCGCCCATGTTCAGCAGTTGTTGCAGTAGGGGTCATAGGGCCAAGGGCGGTCTAAGCCAGCACCACGGCGTAGGGTGCGGGCATCCAATGCCATCCCCGTGTTGTAGTTCGTGCCGTTGGGGTAGATGGTGTCCAAAGCCGATGGCGGGGAGTTGAAGAGCGGATAGTTGGCCTTCTGCTCCATCAAGTACCTGGTAATCCTTTCCGAATACCACTCGGCATCATTCTTCACTTTGTCGGTGAGGCGGGTGATTTCGTCCATGGACATTTGGGAACTTTCCTCGCTGGTACGGCGGACCATTCCCTTGTTCATGTACTTGAACGCAAGCACCATGGGTAACTCGTAGTACAACCATTGCACCATGGCGGGTTGGATGTAGTCCTCCAAGAGCGTCGTGTTCAATGCCGTGGTCGTGCCGCTCACCACCTGCCCGACCATTTCCGAGTACAGGGCCGACCCAACGATAGGCTGAATCCGCATCTCTTGGACCTTCACGATGGTGGGCCGAATTTGGGTAAAGGAAACATTCTCGTTGATTACCGAGTTGTCCAGCAGGGTTTGCTCGCTTATGAATAGTGCCTTCATGCTTTCGTGATTTTATTGCCTTTGCGGATGACGAGTTGCTGCTCCCAAATGTGTCTGCATTGAGGGCGATTCACTCCGCTTGCGGTATGATACCATCCACCACGGCGGTTCCATACGGAGTAGCCCATGATGTTGGAAATACCATTGATGTCGTCACGGGTGTAAACCTTCCCTTGGTCAGCCAAGTCCAGCATCACCTTGCAGAACTCACGGCTGGTCCGTTTGTCCTTGTTGCTGAAACCCGCCGCCCATGCGTATTTGTACCTCACTTCCAGCACGGGTTCGGCCACTTCCTTGATGTTTTTGGGTAGGTTCTCCGAGGCGATTTGGTCCACGGCTCTTGCGATGGGATAACGGTCTTTCGTAATCAAGTAGGCGACCCGCTTGGCGACCTTCGCCTTGCTGACCCCGAACTCCTTGGCCATTTCTTCCACCGATGCGTCCCGATTCTTCTTGCGGTAGGCTTCAATTTTTTTATCCAGTTCTTTTTCTTCCTCGCCAAGTTCAGCAAAGGCTTGACGGACCTGGTCGTCTAAGTCGGTGTCAAAGCGCATTGGCTTGGAGTGCATGACAACATAGTCGTCCGAACTGCTCCCAAACTTGCTTGCGACCACCTCCAAGACCTTAAATTCCTCGTCCCCCCATCCATAGTCCTCGGTGTCCTCCTCGCCCCATTGGGGCTCGCTGAAGGCCTGCTCCTGCACTCCGAGCAGGGTGTTCACTTCTTCGGGGGTTAGACCGAATCCAGCGGATAGCATCGTGCGGGCCATCTCCAAGGTGATTTTTTCTTGGGCATAGTGACGGACGATTCGCATGAGGTTTTGGTACTCACGGCCCGATAGTTTCTTGATGTTGTCGTTGCCCATCATAGCAGGCGTTTGCGGTTGCTCGTCGGGTTGGGGATTAGGTCCAACCACATCGGCGGGTTGCTTTTCCAATGCAGGGAGGCCCGCTTTTTCCCGCAGTTCTTCGGGGGTCATTATGGTCAGCAGGGCTTGCTCACTCAATCGCTCGGTGATGGGTTCCACAGGAATAAGTTCCATCCCTTCCACTCCATTGAACGATCCGAGATAGTTGATCATCCGCTCCACCTTCCGCACTCGGTCGTTCACATAGGTCGCTTTGAATAGTTCGTACGCCTCAACCAGTTCCTGCCGTCCACCAAGTTGGCCTTCGGTCTTCACGCCAAAGAGCATGGGGTTCACGACACGGTGGCTGATGAAGATTTCGGACTGGATGGCCTTGTTGAGAATTTCAAACTGCTTGTCCATGTCGCTCGGTGTGAGCGGTTCCAAGGTCGGAGCCTTGCTAACATCGTCGTTGAAGGTCACAACAAAGCGGCCAGCATTGTCGGTCCCCGAAAACTTGCGCTTGATTTGGCGCTCAATGTCGCCCTGTTCTTCGGGCGTTGGGATGCCGTTGTTGAAGTTTATCAAGTACCCGCCCCAAAAGTTGTTCCGCAGGTTGTTGTTGTGGAAGTTCGCCACCTGCACATCGGCTTCAATCCAAGCCAAGCCCCCCATGTATTCGGGGAGGGGATATGACTTCACGCCCGCAGCGTACACCCGATAGTAGAATAGTTGCTTGCCGATGCGGTTGTCTGCATCAAATGCGGGGATTTTCTCTACATCGCCAATCTTGGGGTAGAGTTGAATCATTGCGTCGTCGTACCAATCGGCGACTTGGAACATCCGCTCGTCCTTGTCAACTCGAATCTTTTCGAAAGGAATATGCTCCATTTTCGCAATCGTCCCCATCTTGTTCCATGTGACTGCAACCGCAAACCCGTTGAATAGTTCCAAGTCAAGGACGAGTTTCTCGGTGATGTCATTCAAGTCGTCATGTTCGCTCAACCCGTCAAAGAACTTGGCGTAGCGGGCCTGCTGCTCCACGGTCATCTTCTCCCCAGGTTGCCAGCCTCCGCCCACGATATAGTTGACCTTTCCGTTGACGATAGCATTGTGCTTACTACTTCGGCGGTAGTTGTCAAGGAGATAGTAGGGGTACTCGTTGAACGCCCCGTAGGTGATATACTTGCCCGCCTTGTTCTCCAACATGACGGGGACTTTATGCTCAATCCCAAGCCATTGGGTGAATGATTGCTTTATACTCATAGCGTGTGTACGGTAAAGGATAGGGCCGAAATCGTGATAGCACCGCCATCGTTCACGGCGTTGATGTAGATGGTGAACTCGTCATTGACTGCACCTTGCAGAACGGCTTCAAGCATGACCGCATGGCCGTTGTTGTGGCCCGTGGTGATGTCAGTCATGGACTGCGGAATGATGGTTCCGTTTTTGGCGATGTAGATGATTATTTGGTTGCCGTTCCCCTGCGAGAATACCATGCTTGCCGACACCCGCAAGGCCGCACTCGTCGTCCCTGTGTAGGTGATGGCGGTGGTGGTCCGTGAAAAATTGTAGGTCGTCAGCAGTCCCGATTTCAGCGGGGTTGTTAACTTGACGGCCTGACCTTGGGTCGGGGTGAAGTTCTTGGATTCGTCAAGGTACAGGTTCGCCACGCCCCGCTCTCGGTCCAAGGTAGCGGTGTCTGCGAGGTCGTCGAATAGTCCACCGACACGGGCGGCGGTGTTCGCTCCTGCGGCGGTTTCGGATGTGATGGTGGCAGCAGATGCTACCAACTGACTGCGGGTTTGTACGCTCATGCGAAAGATTGGTCAAAGGTGGAATCAAACACTCGCTCATCGGACGAGCCGAAGACGGTGTACTGGATGGAATTGGCGAAGGTGTTGAAGGTCAGCAAAACTACCTGTACATACGCCAAGCCCGTTTCAACGACTGCAGTCGCTGCGCTAACCGTGGAAGAGGTATCGTAAACTTCATACTTATACGAGCCTGTTTCAAGCGACCCCACGGCAATCTGAAATTTGTCATAACGGTTCGTATAGTTGGAAAGGTTGGCCGATTTCAGCAGGGTAAAGTCGGTCGTGGCGTTCTTGGCGATGTTGGTCAGCCGCAAGATGTAACGGTCCCCCGATGAGGCCCGCTGCGTCCAAGTGACGACGATTGTGTTCGTGGTGTTGGGGGATAGGTAAATCACTCTATTCCCAAATGTAGGATGCGCCCGAATTTCACAATTTGCGCCCGATGCTTCGGTAGAGTTCGGCCCTCCGTTCGGCGGTCTTGCTGATGTCAAACCGCTCCCTCACATCCTTGGACAACTGCACGGCCAAGGAGCGAGCGTAGTCGGGGTCGTTCACAAACTTGCGGACGGCCTTGTACCAAGCGTCCTTCTTGCCGTAGGGGATGAGCAACCCGTTGTGGCCGTGAACCAATATGTCGGTGTAGGGGATAGTTTCGCTTGCGATTATCGCCTTGCCCATCCAGCCCGCTTCAACCACTTTCAGTTCGCTTTTGAGGCGGTTGAACTTGGTATCTCGGAGCGGAGCGATGGTGGCGTTGATGAAATTATATCCCCCCACATAGGAGTAGATGTCAGCCGCTTGGATGCGGCCGTAATTCTTGTTCAGCCCCCTGCATGATAGCATCCGCTCGTAATCGTCGTACACGGCGTTCCCATCGTTCCAACCGCCAAGATAAATTTTGTATCTCCCGTCAAGGGATTTGTCGTGGGCCAGCAGGGAAAACGAATGTTCAACCAAGGCGATGTCCTCTTGGTGCTGCGCCCCTCCGAACCAGCCAATCTTGAACAGGTGCGGTTCGGGTTCAGCAGTCGTGTCGGGCAAGTACTGCTGGTAAGCCTCGTATGGTTCGTTCGGCAGGATGGTAACGGCCTTGTTCAGCAGGCGTATCTTCTGCGCCAAGTGTTCGGTGGTCGTGGTCACATGGTCGGCCAAGCGGATGTGTTCTCGGATTTGCTCGTCAAGTTTGGTGGACAGGTAGTGCCGATACATGATGTGCCCCGATTCCAGCACCCAGTAGTCGTCAAGGTCCAAGATTACCTTCGCCCCAAACGCCGTCAGAGCCTCGTAAACCTTCCGAATTTGGTCAAGCGTACCTTGACACCAAAGACGATTAAATAGCCACACATCGACCGTCTTTAGGTCCTCATCCTTGACATTGGCGATATTATCGACACACACATAATCGAACTCCGTGAAGTTGTCGCCGAGGTAGGCGTTCGGCATCTCCAGCCGATAGAAGGAGCACCCCGTCGGGTGGGCGTTGTAAACGATGCAAATTCTCATGCCCAAAGGTACAAAAAAAAGGGCCACCCCTTGC